TATTACTCAAGCCAATAAAGCCGAAATGGATTCCTTGAAGTTGAGGCAAGCTGAAGAAATAAGAGAACTAAAAAAACAGGGTGCAACCCGTGACCAAATAAGAGAAGAAGAAGTAATTCATAATAGGCAAAGGCAAGAATTAATAATTAAACAAGAAAAGACAGCTGGCGAAGAAAGGCTTAAAATTCAAAGACAATTAGAAGATGCCAGGATGAATTTGGTTAGTGGTAGTAATTTAGAAGCACAATTTAAGAATGAGAAAACGATACTTGAACAACAACAAGCAGATAGATTAAAAACAATTGAAGATGCAAAATTAACCGAAACTGAGAGAATAGCTGCAATAGAAGAAGCGCATAGACTTGATCAATTAGAAAAAGATAGATTAGCTGCTGATCAAAGACTTCAAATTCAGAAGGCATATGTTGATTCTGTTGTAGGCACATTAAGTCAATTAAATCAAATCTTTGGTGACTTGTATGCTGCCAGTGGACAAAAACAACAAGAATTTTTTAAATTGCAAAAAGCCATAGCAATTGCTTCAACTATTATTACTACATATGAATCGGCCCAAAAAGCTGTTAGAGATATTTTGGATTCTGGTGGTCCTTATGCGGTTCCATTAGCAATAGCAACTGGGGTCTTATTTACCGCACAAGGTTTGGCAAGGGTAGCAGCTATTAGAGCACAAAATTATGCTGAAGGTGGTTTGGTACAAGGTTATTCACCACATAATAAAGCAGATAATATTAGAATAAATGCTACTGCTGGTGAATATGTTCATGATGTTGATACTACTAGATATTATACTGTTGGTGGAATGAATGCAATGAAGAAGAAATTAATTCCAAGGGAATTATTCTTAAAATATGCTCATGTACCATCAATACCAAAACGTGATTATAGTTATGCTACTGGTGGCGTAGTTAGAAGTGTTGGGTCTGGAAATCTTGAAACAAATATCAATGTTAACGTCAATGGAAGTACTGGTAGTGATTCAAAGCAAATGGGCAAAGATATTGCTCGTGCTATCAAAATTGAATTTAATAAAAATCTTAAAGATCAGATGCGCCCTGGTGGTCTTCTTTTTGGAGTTGGGAAATAACTATGACTACATTAGCTTATGAACCATTATCTGCTGAAGGTCCAAGTAAAAATGTTGATGCCAGAGTTCTACGTGCTGATTTTGGCGATGGATATTCTCAACGTGCAGCTGATGGTATTAATCCATTAGAAGAAACCTGGGACTGTGAATGGGAGCATCTTGATAGCAGTGAAGTTGCAACTTTAGAAGCCCAATTTACTGCCGCGTATGGAGTTAATACAATTGACTGGACACCGCCGGGTGATAGCACTGCTAGAAAATTTACAATTAAATCATGGACAAAAACTCCTATGATTGGTGAAGTATATATTGCTTGGCGAATCAATGCAATTTTGAAAAGGGAATATGACTTATAATGACTGTTAATGAATCAATAGCTGCTGATATTGTCCAACCAAATGTAGGTCAATTAATTGTATTATATGAGTTGCATTTGACCGATCTTGGTGGTAGTATTTATCGGTTTGTTGAGGGAACGGCTGAATCTGGTGGTTCTCCAACTGAAGTTGTTTTTGATTCTGAAACTTATTATCCAAGGGCTGTAGAAGTTACTGGCATAGGAAAATCAGGTAGTGGTCAGCAACCTAGACCAAAAGTAAAGATTGCAGATGTTGATGGTTCTATTCATACTTTATGTACTACTTATCAGGATATGCTTGGTGCATTGTTAAAAAGAAGAAGAACTTTAAAAAAATATCTGGACGGTGAAGCAGAAGCTGATCCAACGGCTCAATTTCCAGTTGATATATTTATCGTAGGTAAAAAGTCTCCTAGAACAAAGGTTTATTATGAATTTGAACTTTATCCGTATATGGACAAAGAGGGTAGAAGAATACCTGGTAGATTAATAATAAAAGATATTTGCCAATTTGTGTATCGCTATCATAATGGAGTTACATTTGTCTACAATACCGAAAGGCCGTGCCCATATACAACATCAACTTATTTTAAACGTGATAATACTCCAACTGCAAATCCAGATGAAGATGAATGTTCTCATACATTAGATGGTTGTAAAGCGAGATATGGGCAATACGGGCCTATGCCATTTGGTGGATTTCCTGGAGTGAATAGGTTTAGAGTTTGAAAGAATATTTTAAACATCTACATAAAGAAATTTGGCAACATGCATTTGATAAAGCGCCTAATGAGTGTTGTGGAGTTATAATGCATAATAAGTATTTTCCTTGCGAAAATATAGCGGGTGATAAGCGATGCACTTTTAAAATTTCTAATGAAGTCATTGCCAGGGCTTATTCTTCAGATGATTTTCAAGCGATTATACATAGTCATATAGATTACCCACATTTATCTAAAAATGATATGCTGCGGCAGTCATTTATGGATGTTGCTTGGGGCGTAGCTTTTATAAATGACTACCAAAAAGATGGGATTTATTTTTGGGGTGGAGATATTGAAACTCAACGGCTAGAAGAAAGACCATTTATTCATGGTCTTTATGATTGTTATTCTTTAGTGAGTGATTTTTATAAAATAAAGTTCAATGAGAATTTGCCGTATATACCAAGAGAAAATTTATGGTATGAAACTGTCAAAGATTTATTTATGAAACATTTGGTTGCTAGTGGTTTCAATGAAGTGCATGGCAATGGATATCAACCGAATGTTGGTGATATTTATTTATTTAAAATGAGAAGTAAAGTATTTAATCATTGTGCGGTTTATATTGGGAGTGAATTAATACTTCATCATTTATATAATCGTTTGTCTACATACACTAGTATGTATCCGTGGGTGAATAGAGCAGCTAAAGACGGAATGATTTTGAGGAAAAATTAAATGCTTAGAAATATTTTTTTATATGGATTATTAGAAAAAGAATTTGGTAGAAAGTGGGAACTAGATGTTGAATCACCACAGGAAGCGGCTAGGGCTATCAATGCAAATACTCGTGGAAAGTTTTTAAATTTTGTTAGGAATATGAATTTAAGTGTTGTTAGAGGAAGTGATTTAAATTCTGGTGAAGTCATTACCAAAGAAATGATTAATATTAATTATGGTAAAGGAGATTTTCATATTTGCCCTGTTGCTGAGGGTTCTGGGCCTGCTTTATTAATAGGAGTAATTATTGGATCACTTCTAATTGGTGGAATTATGTATTTGACAATGCCTTCAATTAGACCTGAGGATTCAATGGAAGATGATCAAAAAGGTTATCAGTTTAGTGGTAGAAGTGAATCTGTAAACCAAGGTGTTCCATTGCCATTGGCCTATGGTGAAGTATTTATTGGCCCGACTGTAATATCACAAGGTATCAAGGCTGAGGAGATTGTCTAGTAATGGCGCGTGAAGATTACGAAACTGGAGAAGAACAGTACAATTGGGACAATCCCGGCCCTAGTGAAGAATTCTTTTATTCACGGGATAATCCTAAACCACCTGATTTGCCTGGTCCTGGTGGTGGTTCTTCTCTACCTGCAAAACCATCTAAACTTCAATCTAATTCTATTTTCAAGTGTATTGATTTATTGTGTGAAGGAGAAATCAATGGACTTGTTGATGGTTTGAAGTCAGTATATCTTGATGAAGTACCTCTAAGAACCGCCAAGACAGGAACATTCAATTTTGAAAATGTAGTTGTTGCTACAAGAAATGGAACTGTTGATCAAACTTATATTTCTGATTTTAATCAGATAGAAAATACTAGGCAAAATGGTTTACCTGTAGAATTGACTTATAAACCAGATGAGCCAACTTACATAGTCAAAACAATAACTGATTCAAATGTCAATAAGGTAAGGATTACTATTAGGCTTGCTAGTTTATTTTGGGTAGATAGTGATGGTGATTATAAAGCCGTACCTTGTGATGTTAGAGTAGACGTGAGGCCTAGTGGGGGTGATTGGCAAACTGTCATTGGTAAAGGTGGCGCTTTTTACTTTAATGGTATTAGTAATAGCCAATATGACAGATCGGCTACTATTGATTTAGATGCAATAGGAAGTGCCCCTTTTGATATTCGTTGTTATCGAATGAGTCCTGATAGTGACGATAATCCTAAATGCAATAATAAGTCATATTGGTATAGTTATACTGAGATAATTAATGTTAAATTAACTTATCCTTATTGTGCATTGGTTGGAGTACAATGTGATGCGCGATCAATGGGAGGTAAACTTCCAAGTAGAAGATATCATATACGTGGAAGAAAAATTAAGTTACCTGTAAATTATATTCCATATCTAAAAGCGAAATATGTTGATGCAGATACATTTACAGTTAGTGGGGATAAAACAGGGACTTTTCTTGCCGGAGTCACTTTTTGTTGTAATTGTGGTGACGATGGCTATATGGATTGCGAAGTAACTAGTTCAAGTTATAGTGGGGTGACTGGTTTAACTACAGTCAATTTAACAGCAGGTAGCGATGATTTAACTTCTAATTTAAAATCAGCCGAAAGAATATATGCTGGTACTTGGAATGGTACTTTCTATACGGCATGGTCTTCTAATAGTGCCTGGGTTTACTATGATATTTTAAATGAAGCAAGGGCATGTGGAGCCATTGATGATTCATATATAGATAAATGGACATTATATACTGTAGGTCAATATTGTGACGAATTAGTTGATGATGGTTATGGTAGAAAAGAGCCAAGATTTTCTTTTAATGGTATCATTAATACAGTATATGATGCTCAAGCATTATTTCCAATTATTTCTGCTTCATTTAATGCAATGGCATTTTGGGGATCTTCACTTGCCACAGTATCTCAGGATAAGCCAACTTCTGCAACTAGAACTTTTGCCAATGCTGATGTTATTGATGGAGAATTTATTTATGATGGTCCATCTTTAAAGGATATTCATACGGCTGCAATAGTAGTATGGAATGATCCCAAAGCATTGGGTGATGGTGTTCCCGAATACTACCAAAGTGATTATGGTATTCAAAGATATGGCTACAATGAAAAACGAGTTACTGCAATTGGTTGCAATAGCCGTGGTCAAGCATATAGAATTGCAAAATGGATTGTTGAATCAGAAGTATTTAATCCTGATACTGTGAGATTTAGGGCTTCATTTGATGCGATAGATGTTCTACCTGGTGAAGTTGCAAAAATAGCAGATCAGTTTTATGGAGATAAACGATTTGGCTTAAGATCATTAGGTGGGACAACTACTACAATTGATTTTGAAGGTTCTTTTACTAAAGAAATTGGTGAGTCATATACCTTACATATAATGATAAGGGATGAGGATGGAGATGCCACAATAGAAAGTAAATCAATTTCGGACGCTGGAGTACTTCCAAGTGGCGCTTTAAGAATACAAGTATCAAGTGG